AACAGTATTTTAGTTGCAAGAGTTGGTGACCCAACTGTACCTCATCCAAACCCACCAGCTCCACCTTGTCCTAATCATGTAGCAAATGTCAACGCAGGTTCTCCAAATGTATTTGTAGCTGGTATAGCAGTTGCAAGAATAGGTGATAGTGCAGACGCAGGCGCAATGACAAGTGGTTCTGGTAATGTTTTTGCAAACGGCTAGATATGTGTTATAAATATTACCGTTATGGCTTACGATTCACAAACTCAAAGTAAAAGTACAAGAAATTCACGAAGATTTAGGGACATTGACCTAGACTTCAGCCGTAATGCAGTAACTAATGATGTTAACATTGTTGAAGATGTTACTGCTGTAAAAAGGTCAGTTAAAAATTTAGTACAAACTAATTTTTATGAGAGACCTTTTCAACCAGAATTAGGTTGTGGTATAAGAGAGTTATTGTTTGAACCTTTTACACCAATGACTAAAGTATTTTTACAGAGAAAAATAGAAGAAGTTTTAATCAACTATGAACCAAGAATCAATTTAGTTAATGTTGCTGTTGATGACGACCAAGATAGAAATAGATTAGTAGTAGATATTTATTTTTATGTAGTAGGAGTTCCAGGTCCACAAGTTGTACAAACATTTTTACAAAGGTTAAGATAATAAATGGCTGGTATATCAAATAAAATTGTAGTTTCTGATTATGATTTTGACGCAATCAAAACTAATCTAAAAAACTTTTTACAAGGTCAATCTGAATTTCAAGACTATGACTTTGAAGGTAGTTCATTAAATATTCTTTTAGATGTTCTATCATACAATACAACTTATCTTGCTTATCTGGCAAACATGGCTACAAATGAGTTGTACTTAGATAGTGCTGATATTAGAAACAATATTGTATCATTAGCAAAGATGATTGGTTACACACCATCATCACCTAGAGCACCAATGGCCTCAATTGATATTACTTTAAACAATGCAACGGGCACAAGTGTTACTATGTCAAAAGGAACAATTTTCACAACTACAGTTGACAATGTATCTTATCAGTATGTAACAAACTCAGATTTTACAATTTCACCTACTGCTGGTATTTACAAATTTTCAAGTGTGCCGGTTTACGAAGGTTCTCTTGTTACATTTAAATACACATATGACGCAAATGATGTTGACCAAAAATTTATTATACCAAGTGCAAATGCTGACACATCAACTTTATTAGTTAAAGTTCAAAACAGTTCTACAGACACAACAACAAACACATATTCATTAGCAGGTGGTTATAATGGTGTAACATCAACATCAAAAGTTTATTTCATTCAAGAAGGCCAAGACGGTAAATACGAAGTTTATTTTGGCGATGGTGTAAACGGTGCGGCTTTGCTTGATGGTAATATTGTAATTTTAGAATACATTGTTACAAACAAAACTGTTGCTAACGGTGCAAGTTCATTTAGTTTATCAGGTAACATTGGTGGTTTTACAGATGTTACTATTTCGACAGTATCAAATGCTCAAGGTGGTTCAGAGGGAGAAACTAACGAATCAATTAGACACAATGCACCATTACAATACGCAGCTCAAGATAGAGCAGTTACATCAACTGATTATGAAAGTTTAGTTAAAACAATTTATCCTAATGCATTATCAGTTAGTGCATGGGGAGGTGAAGATGATGAAACACCAAGATATGGTATTGTAAAAATTGGTATCAAGGCTGCTTCAGGTTCTACATTAACTGAAACAACTAAAAATGATATTATCACAAAATTAAAACCATACAATGTTGCTTCAGTAACACCACAAATTGTTGACCCGGAAACAACTTCAGTTTTATTAACTTCTAATGTAAAATATGACGCAGCTTCAACAACAAAATCGTCTGATACTTTAAAATCAGATATTGTTACAGCAATTACAAATTACAACACAAACACTTTACAAAAATTTGACGCAATCTATAGACACTCAAAATTAACAGGCACAATTGATGATGTTGATACAGCTATTTTATCAAACATCACAACTGTAAAAATTAGAAAAAATTTTACACCAACTTTAGGTTCTTCAAACAAATACAATATCTATTTTAGAAATGCATTGTTCAATCCACATTCTGGTCACAATGCAAGTGATGGTGGTATTTTAACATCAACAGGTTTTAAAGTTACAGGTAGTGATTTAGAACAATTTTTAGATGATGATGGTGAGGGTAATGTTAGAAGATATTATTTGTCTTCAGGTATTAGAACATACTCAAACTCAACACAAGGCACAATTGATTATGCAACAGGACAAATTACACTCAACTCTTTAAATGTGGCGTCAATTTCTAATATTAGAGGTGCAACATCAACAGTTATTGAATTGACTGTATCTCCTGATTCAAATGATATTGTTCCTGTTAGAGACCAAATTGTAGAAATAGATGTAGCAAACTCAGGTATCACAGTATCGCAAGACACTTTTGTTGGTGGTTCAGCTGACGCAGGTGTAGGTTATACAACAACATCAAGTTATTAATGAACAATGGCAAAATTTAATGAAAAAATATCAACGATACTCAACAGCCAACTACCAGAATTTGTAGTTAGCGACCACCCTAAGTTTTCTCAATTTTTAAAAACTTATTATCAACTATTAGAATCTGCTGAGTTAAGTTTTTCTACAGTACAACAATCAACTGGTATTTTAATTGAATCAGAAACAGGTCAAGAAAACAATTTAGTTTTAAACTCTAGTCGTATTGATACAGCAAGAACATCACTAGACGCTGATGATAAAATTCTATTAGAAGAATCTGATTACGGTAGTTTTCAAAGAGGTGAAACAATCGTTGGTCAAACTACAGGTGCAACTGCTGTAATTCTAACAGAATGTGAAGACCCATTAAAATTAATTATTACTGCTCAGGATAAATTTGGATTGACTGAAGATGTAGTAGGTCAAACTTCAGGCGCAAGAGCAACAATATCAAACTATAAACCTAATCCTGTAAACAACATTGTTGACTTGATAAACTTTAGGGATCCTGATAATGTAATTAATTCTTTTCTATTTAATTTTAGAGATGAGTTTCTTGCCACATTACCAGAAAATTTAGAAAGTGGTGTTGATAGAAGAAAATTAATTAAGAATATTAAGTCTATGTACAGAGCAAAAGGTACTGTACGAGGCCACGAAATGTTTTTTAGAACATTGTTTGATGAACAATCAGAAACAATTTATCCTAAAGAACAAATGTTAAAAGCTTCAGATGGTCAATTTGACACACTAAAAGTTTTAAGAGTTATCGCTACAGTAGGTGACGCTACACTTTTAGTAGGAAGACAAATTACAGGACAAACTTCAGAAGCGAAAGCGATTGTTGAAAATACATCAACATTCCAAATTGGTGCTTCAACTGTTACACAGTTAATTTTAAATGCTGATAGTATTCAAGGAACATTTACTGTTGGTGAAGAGATACAAGGTACAACTGCTGAAACAGATGATTACTTTATTAAGGCAAATATTACTGGTATTCCTGGTACTAAAAATATTACAAATGACGGTTCATTAAACTCAACCGCTGACACAATTTCAGTTACAGCAGGTGGTGAGGGTGCATTATTTCAGGTAGAAGAGATTGGACCTGGAAATATTACTGAAGTTTTAATTGACAGTAAAGGTACAGGTTATAATATTGGTGATGAATTGTCATTTACAAATACAGGAACAAATGGTGCAAACGCAGCCGGTTTTGTAAAGATTGTAAATGGTGGTTTTGCTGACCAAAATAATAGTACAGACGCAGCTACAGGTACCGAAGATAGATTTATTTTAGAAGACGCTACAACTCAAGGAGACAGATATGAGGGTAGAGTTTTAGTACAAGAACAGTTTACGGACTTACAAACAATTGAAGAAATATTTTTAACAAACGGTGGTTCTCAATATACTTCTTTGCCTACAGTATCAGTAACTTCATCAACGGGTTCAGGCGCAACAATCAGAGCTTATGGTGATAATATTGGTAAGATTGAAAAATTAAAAACAGTTGAATTAGGTAGAAGTTATGAAACGGCACCCTCACCACCTACTTTAGGTTTCTTTAATAACATGATTGTTACTGGAGTTTCAGGTTCATTTATTGCAGCTGATACTGTTACAGGTGGAACATCTGGTGCAACAGGTACAGTTGCAAGTTTTGATAGTGACAGAGGGTTACTAAGAATTAAATCTGTTACAGGAACATTTTCAATTGACGAAACTATAACATCAAGTTCAAGTGGTACATGTACACTTAAAAAATTAGATGTATCAACGGCAACCGTAAATGTTGTTTCAGTTGCAGATACAGATGGTGCTTACATTTCAGAAAAAGGTAAGTTATCAGAAACGACAATGAGAATTCAAGATAGTTTATACTATCAAGATTATTCATATGTAATTAAAGTAGGTCAATCAATTGCTAGATGGCGTGACGCATTTAAAAAGACTATGCACACTTCAGGTTTCTACTTTACAGGACAAGTTGATATTGAATCAAGAATTACTGTAACTGCTGGTGGACCTGTTAGAGGTGTAACTTCAGGCAAAGAAGAAGTACCATTCTTACAAATTGCAAATACTCTGTTCCAAACTATCTTTGGTAGAAGACTTGGAACAACAAGTGACGGTTCAACTTTACGAGTGGGTGCAAACTTAGGTGTAAATGTGGATGTAAGTAAGGCGTTTGAGGATCCATTTACAGCCAATACAAGAGATGTAACAGCAACTAGAGAAGATATTGAAATTGATTATTTAAGTAGACCTAGAAATATAATTGTAGATTCAGATGGCACAAGACATGATGTAAGAAGTGGTTATGCATATGCAGGACCAAAACTATCTTCACTTAATAAATATGCAAATACAATATATGGTGAAAACAATAGTGGTTCTTACGCAAGTACCTTTGAAAATTTAAGTAATATTAAAATTACGGGTACTAAAACAGCTCTTGATGGCCGTCAAGTTCCTATTTTCTTATTTACTTCTAGTGAAGTGGGTAAAAGATTTAGGACTAATTACGCATTTCCGACAGAGATTGGAACAAACGCTGACTTATTCAGTAACACATTGACAAAATTCGATAGCGATGCTATTACTTTTGATGATACAACGCCGTAGAACAGGTATAAATATAGAAAAGAGAGTTAATAAATGGCAAAACTAACAATCAATAGAGGTACCACAGCAAATGACGGAACGGGTGATAATCTCCGTGACGGTGCTAATAAAGTCAATCTAAATTTTGACGAAATTTATTCAGCTATTGGTGATGGTACAACGGTTGATGGTACTTGGAAACTTCAAGATGACAGTTCTACTGAAGCTGTAATTTCAGCAAACGGTGAAGTATTAAGAATTTTAGGTGGTACTGCTATCAATACCACACTATCTGGTAACGATTTAACTATCGCTGCTGACACAGCTTCATTAATCACTGCTGACGGCTCAACTACATTAACAAACAAATCAATTGATTTAGGTTCAAATACAATTACTGGCACGACTGCTCAGTTTAATACAGCCCTATCAGATGGTTCTTTTGCAACATTAGCTGGTACAGAAATATTAACAAACAAAACTATTGACGCTTCAAGTAATACGATTTCAAATATTACTAACTCAATGTTATCTGGTAGTGCAGCCATTTCAAATGCTAATTTAGCAAACTCAACAGTTTCTATAAGTGATGATAGTTCTACTTCTACAAGCATTTCACTTGGTGGAGGATTTTCTATTCTTGGTGGTTCTGGTGTAACGACTACTTTAAGTGGCACAGAATTAACAATTGCAACTGACGGTTCAATTGTAACA